ATATTTGGTAAATTTAAATTAGGTAGATTTACATTCGGTAAATTTATATTCGGTAAATCTGGAAAATCTATTTTAGGTAAATCAAGATTGAATCCTGAAATACCAGGAAATTTACCACTAAACTCCATTTTAGGTAGTTGTACTTGTTTAAATTGAATATCACCAGATCTCCAAGCAGCTATTGGATTTTTGATTTCTAATGATGACAAGTTAACTACTTGTCCTTGATATGAATAATCTTGTCCACCAGCTTTATTTTTATCACCTAAAACTTGAAAAGCTATACCTCTATATGGATTTTGAAATTGAGGTACACCAAAAAAAGAACCATCTGATGCTAATTCAGGTGCGTTTGTATCATTAGGTACATCTGTATTAAATAATTCATAAACTTGATTTTGATATATTAGTTCTTGATCAGCAAAAGGATTTAAATTTTCAATTTGTCCTGATAAACTTATATTTGGAATTTTTAAACCAGGTAAACCATGTTTATCTGCCAACTGATTAAAGTTATCACCTAATTTACCAAATTTATTTATAGTGGCATCTACCGCTAATACATCACCAAAGTTACTATCTATATAATACAAAGTGGCATCTGCAAATTCACTTGTTGACATAATTTTAGTATTACCGAGTGAAAATATATTATTTAAATTTTGAGCTTCACCTGTAGCTGCTTTAAATAAACTATTAAAATTCAAACTAAATCCACCACCAACAGAAGTTGTTTCTGGTTCTATATTACCCTGAGTGTTGGATGAGAACTTTAAATATATTTCAGACAATGGTGTTGTATCAAATATTGGTGTTCCATCAATATTTAAATCTGAAGTATCTCCAATAAAATTAGTTAGTGGTAATGCATTTTCTCTTGAAATCACTCTATCTCTATCACTCTGTGGTGAACGGTTTATTTGTGTGGCAGGACCATCAATATCTAAATTACTTTCTAAATCAAGAAGATTAGTTCTATTAAAAGGTTTTGTTACTGCATGTACTCTTTTAACATCATGTGTATGAAATTTAGGTGTTACTCCCCTTAGATTTTTTAATCCGGCCATTAATAGTCTCCCTAACTAAAGTTTTCTAGTGCTGTTGTATGAGCTCTCTGCATTTCAGGATAAGCTGAACCACCAACCCCAAAGTAACTAGCCATGTCACTTCTTAATCCTTCTATTTCACCTTGTAACATAGTAACCTTTTCTTCTAAATCTTTATCTTGAACAGCTTTTGGTTTTCCATCATCTATTGCACCACCTCCACCTTGTCCTGGTAACATACCAACCGCTGCTAAAACTCCTAAAGCTGGTAGTGCAAACAATCCGGCAACTCCCACCGCCATCAATGAGGCGGATAATCCTGTTAAAGCTAGTGCTAACCCACCTATAGCTGAAGCTGATATATTTTTGGATAGAAGTTCACCAACAGATCCTATTACAGCAGATATCCCAAAGAATACAGCCGATAGTGATAAACCAACAGCAGCTAATGTCAATAGTATTGGTATAGCTGCAGACGCTGCCAATCCAAACTTAGCAAAACCTAAACCAGATTTTCCTAATATCTTACTCATCAATTTTATTTTAAGTGCTGACGCCAAGGCTGTAACACCTATAAACACTATAGCTCCACCTAAAGCTATTAATGCTATTTTTGTTAAATCTGCACCTACACTACTTTCAGAAGTAATTCCTAAAAATTGTATAAATCCACCTATAGCTGCTTGAATAGAAGCCGTTATTTTTTTAATTGTGTTATTCAACATCGTTATATTGGATATAGCGTCCTCAGGAACTAACTCACTCACATCCATGTCAGTAAGTGCGGCCATTTCACTCTTAGATTTTCCTTGTAATCGTACAAACTTGGCTAGTTCTCCTCTCGATACACCAACAGCTTTTGCCAGTGCATCTCTTTGGATTACATTTAATCTATTAAACTCTGCCTCACTACCAAGTTGAGATACAACATCTTTCATAGCTCCCGATATATCACCACTCAGAGCTAATTGTCGAGCTCTATCAAGATTTATATTCCTACCAATCAATAGTGAAGCTTCTAAAGCACTTTCTATACTTGTTTCAAAATCTAATAAACCATCGGCTATTTTAGCAGCTGTATCTAAATTTGTTCCTAGCTTTTTAGCTTCGATAGCTGCTTTTGCTATATTTTTTCCACCATCTTTAGTAAATCCGGCAATAGCATCGGTTGAACCAACTATATCTCTAAATACGGCATTTGGTAATAAACCTTCTTGGTCTGCTAATAAAGCTGTTTGTTTAGCTAGATTTTCTGCCTGTTCATCGGTTAACCCTACTATACTTTTAAGAGTACCAAATAACTGAGCACCCTCTTGATTAGTCAATCCAATAGCTACTGAAGTTTCAGTTATACTATTTAGTAATTCTGTTGAATTTTTTGCACTCACACCAAAATTATTAGCTACTTCTTCTAACGCAGTTCCTACATCTTCTAATCCTCTACCTAATCCGACTGCAGTTACATTAGCCTCTCTTAAATCTTGTGATAAATTACTTACACCGAGAGCACCAAATTGTTCACCAATTTTATCTGTTGTTCTTGAAAACGTTAGTAATAGAGCTACTGCAGCTGTTAAACCTACAACCAATACTCCACCAGGTTTTTTTAGTGTTTCCGTTAGTTCTTTTCCTTTAGTAATCATATTACCTAACAAACTATCACCAGCTTCTTTTAGGGCATCATTTACATTTGCTTGAGCTTCAAGTTCTTTTTTCTTAATTTGGACTAATTTTAATTCTATTTTATATTTGTCGGCTAAAGCGGTGTGTCCTGTTTCTATATGGGTAGCTATTTTTTCTTCTATCTCTTGTTCTATATCAGATAATTTGTTTATATCTTTTTTGTTTTGAACAATATTATTTAATATATTAACTCTATCATCAAGAGTGCTATCCATGAATTTTTCGTTCTGCATTCTTTCACGAGTTAATTTATTTAATTCTTTAGCTATATTTAGTTGATCTTTAAAGTTTGCCATTTAAAATCTCTATTTTAAAAAATCACTTACTTTATATTTAGACAACTTGATGGGTTTATGTTTTGGATTTAATTCTTTAAATCTTTGGTTGAAAAGTTTTTCTAATTCCGATACATCACTATTTAAACTTGAAATTTTAGATTGTATTTTTTTATCCTTTTTCACTTTAGATTTTTTAATAGCATTCAGAATCCTATCAAATATACCCTCTGATATAATATTATCTAAACTCATATATGATTTTTTCATCTTAAACTCCCTACAGTTAGTCATATATAAATATAAAGATATTCAATTTATATGGGTTAATTATCTTTTTATCGAACCTTTAGATTGAGATTTTTTGATTTGTTCTTCTTCTTGTTTCTTATAATCTATAAGTTTTTTTATGTAAAATCTTCTTAAATATATGGGCATGTTATATACATCACTATGTGTAAATCCACCCTGCGTTCCATATATTAAACTGAATATTTCTTCGTGAATTTGAGGCTTATTTTCCGGCCGATGGCCAAAAAAAGTTGATGGTCATAGGTATATCTACCTTGACCATTTCGCCCTCCATTTCAATTTCCTGACTTAAATCTATATCAGGTGCTACCCTAGCCATTTCTTCTCTAAGAGCTAATGAATCTCTTGATAGCATGTTATCTACTATACTGTTTATAGCAGGTTTTTCTGATTCTCCATTTACTGAAATTATGGAGTGTTTCATTCGTGTGGTTATTTCTGCTGATTGACCTATTTTTTTTCTTGAATTTATCTCTTCATTTATAGTGTTTTCTTCTAAACCTGTTATCAATTTAAATACAACTTTAGATTTAGTTACAGGTAGTTCAAATTCAAATTCATTACTACTATAATCAACACCTTCAGGTAATTGTTTAAATTCACATGCAGATAAATCAAACTCATGAGATACTTTCTCATCAGTAATCGGATTTATTATTTCCGCCTGATATTCTGGACCATAAGCTAATATTCTAGACGCTACCATAACCGCATTTTTATCACCAACCAATAAATTTTTGGTGCTTACTCCTGGTGTTAAAATTAAAGAATCTAATAATTTATCTAACACCACACCTTTTTTAATTAAGTTCTGTGATGTTAATATGTCCTCTTCTTTTGCTGTCATGTATTTTAACTCTAATTTACCATCATATAATGGTGAATCTTTTCCATATATTTTTCCACCACTTGGTAAATCAATTATTTCACTAGGAAATTTACTTTCAGTTTTTTTAACCTCTGCCATTACAATTATACCTCCAATGATCTTCTAAACCAACCTAAATAAAATTTTTCTTGTTCTGGTTTATTTGTTATTAAATCTACATAGTACTTAACACGATAAGCCCTAACTCTGTCTAATTCTACACCTTTGAGAGCTCCAATTGTTTTTGGTCCTAATCCACCATCAACTTCTATATCTTTACCTTTGTTGACAGCAGCTCTCTGTAATATTTTTACAGCTGTTCTTCTTCCCATATTCACACACATATCAAAGAATATATGCCATAATTCTTGAGGAAGTGATTCTATACGATTCTTATCCCAATAATCTTTTTTGTAAATTTCTTTAGCTTGTTCGATTGTTAGATTTTTAATATCTAAATCTGGATAAAACCTTTTAGTGATGCCGTATTTGGTTTCGCCACCCAAATCTTTCGGGTCGTTTACATAACCACCTTCGTGTTCTAAAACTTTTTCTATTATCTCATTAAATGTTTTCATAAAACTCCATAACTAATTCATATATAAATATATACAAAATAAAAAAACCCTCAATTTTTGTTGAGGGCTTTTTTTTTTAAACTGATTGTTGTTATATCTTAGAATTGAAGTATAGCGTAATCATATTTTAGTGTTAATGTTATTTCAGCTGCGTCACTTGTTCCCCAGTCAAAATCACCAAAATTAGCGTTCTCAATATACGCACCTTTTAATGTCCACTCTTCTACCATATCACCTACAGGTCCAAGGATATTAAAGGTTATATCTTTTTTATAGAAATCAGAATATCCATCTCTACCAGTAACAGATTCGTGAGATAATCTAATCCACTCCATAACTGCCTGTGCACCTGATGGAACTATTGGATCATATAAAGTAATTTCTATTGGTTGCCATTTACCTTTTCCTTTGACATACCTTGTTACATTCATATGTTCTAAGAGAACTTCATCAAACTGAATTTGAGGTCTATTCATAGCTTTTATAATATGACTTGGAATACCATCAATATTCATTATGAACCTATTTTTTACTTTTGGTTCAAAATTAGTAAACATCATTTCTTGTGGGCTTATAAGTTCTGCCATTTTTAATCTCCTGATAATTCTACATAATTTATCATTATTATTTCTTCATATATAAATATTAGAAACTGATAAAAAAAGAGCCAATAATTTAGATTATTGGCTCTTTATTGTATATTATTACTCTGGGAATGTAGCTCCAGTAGGTTGTACTGTGAAATCTAACACCACGAACTCAGCAGTTCTTGTAGGTTGTAAGAATAATTGTCCATAAAGGATATTTCTATCAACCACATCTGGTGTGTTATTTGTTTCATCCATTACAACTCTGAACGCACTCAATCCACTATTAGCCTGAACTTGTTCTAAATATGGTCTAACCACATTTAAGAACCTTTTTCTTGTAGCTGGTGTATTTTGTTCAAATACTAAGAATCTTGATGTTGAAGCTATAAATTTCTTAACAGCTATCATCAATCTTCTAACATTAACCCTATCAAGTGCTGATGCCTTTTTCTGTAGAGTTTTTTGACCCCATACACAAACCCCTTGTCCAGGGAATGTAGCTATTGGATTTACATTCGCGTCATATAATGTGTCACGATTTCCTTGAGTTAGTTTTCTTTCTGCCTGAACAGCTGTATCAATTCCACCACGATTTAAACCAGCGGGTGCAAACCAAGGGTGAGCTACTTTATCATTGAAAGCGTAAATGCCAGGTATCACTACTGATGGTGGCACCCACACATTTCTACCCAATTGATTTTCAGGTACTTGAACCCAAGGCCAATACATAGATGCGTAGTTTGAATCATACTTAGCAGCTTCTGTAGTAGCTGATGTTATGGTAGAACCATATACAACAGGATCTACAACTGCGAAAGCGTCACCTCTATCTTCACACACTTGAATAGCTTTATCAACAATAGCACCTGGTCCACCAGATATACCATTGATAACACCTGGAATTAATACCAGATTAATATCGTATTCATCTTGATTCGACATTAAATTAAGTGCGTTGATATAAGATGTATGTCCACTCTGTCCTGTGGTAAGGTTTAATCCTTGTACATCTGCAGCTGTTGTGATTTTATCATAAAAATCATGTGGATGAGATGCTATATCACCATCCAATCCACCACCAAATCCACCATGTGATGAACCACTACCAAGTGCTGGTAAAGAACCAGTCGCTGATGCAACTCTAATATTTCCATTCTCATCTAAATAATCAACAGTTTGTTTTAAAACTTCTACTCTGACATAACTTGATTTGTTTGGATAATCACCAACAGGTTTAATATAAAAACCATCATCAGATTTAAACTGCATATCTTGATCACCTATGACTTTAGATATATAATTGTTTGAATTTGGATCTAATGATAAATTATTGAAAGTTTCTAAAACCTGTTTTCTCTTAATAGTATCATTACCAGCTCTAATCAATAATGTAAATGTACCTTTATCATTATTAACATTAGTAATTTCATATCTAATATTATCTGCTGTTCCATCTGTAAGTATATTATTTGTTGTTGTAGCAGTACTAAAGTTATTTAAACTTGAACCATGTGATAAGGTATGTAATTTAAATACTGTACTAGCAGCTGTACTATCGTCTGTTCCACCCGCCAGTGTTAGAACATCTTCAGATATAGTTCCACCTGAACCAGTTTCAACACTTATACTATTTCCTGATGTTCCTGCCGCTGAAGCAGTTAATTCAAATTTAGCACCAACACTATTAGCTATAACACCAATACCAGCACTATTTACTTGTGTTACTAAATTAGCTGCAAATGTAGTTTCATTTGAACCTGAAGGTAAAAAGAATAGAGGTGATGAATCTGCGGGTGTGTTTGCTCCTGTATCAGAAGCTATAAATCTAAATTCACTTCCACCAACAGTTATTTGAACTTCATCAAGAGATGAACTAACTGCACCAAAGCTGTCAACAAAAGTCATTGAACCAGTAGCTGTGTTTGCTGGTGTAGTTGTACCTCCATTTAAAATTGATGCCGAAGCTGCTGAAAAGTCACCAGCTAAAGTTCTAACCACTGTTAACCTTCCTGAATTTCTTAAATAGTTTTGAGCAGTTACTGATGTTAGGTATGAATAGTAAGCACTACCACTTTTAAAAGTTGTTCCGAATTTTTCTTGAAATTCACTAAATGAACTAACGACGGTTGGCACCATCGCTGGACCTTTTACGGTAGGACCTATTACAACACCCCCAATTTCACCAATAGCTGCAGGTAGAAAACTCTGGTCTATCTCATTCGTAAATACACCAGGTGAAATAATTTTTTCTGCCATTTGATTTCTCCTAAATTAACGTTAATTTTTCTAAGGGATTATATGTCCGAATTTTTATGCATAAATTCATATATAAATAGTTAAATTTTGACTCAAACGCAAATTAATTTTTAGAATTTGGAATAAAAACTTCGTTTTCTATATCTAATGTACCATCACCATATGTTTTATTTAGTTTTTCAACTAATTCTTTTTCTGCATTTTGATTATCAAGAAATTGTTGATTTAAGTCATTTTCTGCATTAACTAAAACATCTTGTTGTTGATTTAGTTTAATTAATGAAACACGAATCTGACCAATCCCTTGTTGTATTTGTAGGTATTTAGTTTGGATATCTTTTATACTTTGAATATCCTCTTTTTCTAATTTAGTATTTTCTGACATGTATAACCTCCATTTGTTTAGTCATATATAAGTATATATTTATTTTATAAAAAGTTAATTTTTATTTAATCTATCTAATTGTCTTTGAAGTTCTTGTTTATCTCTTTGTGATGTGATTGGATTGTTTAAAATTCTATTAATTAATTCAATAATATCGAGAATATTTATTACCCCATCACCATTTACATCAGCAATTGTAAATTGTTCATCAGTAAGTGAGTCTCCAAATACTATATGATTAACTATCATTATAATGTCAAGAACATCAATATTTCCATCATCATTAACATCACCCGGTGGATTTAACTCATATTCACCAGAAGGTGGTGCATCTATAAAACCTTCACCAAGGCTTGTACAAGGGTCACAACTTAACTCCCAATATTGAGGGGGATAATCACAAATACCATTTCCAATTGTAGTTAAACTCGTTGGATACAAATCTTGACAACATATATTCAATGAATCAGAAGTACAATCATATTGATAATCTAAATTTCCATCTCCATCTGTATCTTCAAATAAGTTCCAAGTATAAACTGATTTAAACTTACAATCATAAGTGTACTCACAATTTGTTAAATCTACATCACCAGTATCATCAAATGGACAACATAGATGTATAACAGGAGAAGAACATTCCTCAACAGTACTTAAAGGTGGGGGTTGATTCCAATAAAACAAAGGATGTGGTCCAATCCAATAGTATAAAGATCGTTCTTCAAAACCACAATCGAAACTGGTCTGACCTTCAATCGTCACATCAAAGTAAGTTTTAACTTCATTATCTATAAGTGTGGATTTTAAAAGGTTAGTTTGTTGTATTAATTCTTCAGAAGGATAACCACACTCATAAGATTCTATTGCATCATTCCATATACCACCAACTATTCCAGCATCATCAGTAAACAGATGTATTATCTTTTCATTGTATTCAGGATTTGTATAACCATCAAATGATATTAGATAATCTGCTGCAGTTTGTAAATGTGGAATTGGAGTTTCACGAGTTCTAAATGGCTCGGTAACAATACATTCTGGAAAATTACTAAAATCAAAATAATGTGAGTATTCTGATCCTTCTACACTCGTCAAAAAACTTATTGCATCTGATATTTCTAAAATTTCAGTTTGACAGAAACTATTGTCACCATAATCATTAAAAAGTGTACTACCCAATAATATAAATCCAGCACCATCTGGATTAAATTCAGAGTTATAATGATTTAATACTTGAATCGCTTCAGAAAGACCCATCCACTCCAAACTACCAGTTATATCAATAACAAAATAAAAAGCCATAGAATCACATATTGACAGTTCTTGTTCTGCATATTCACATGTACCATTAAAATATATATCTAAAGGATCATAATTAGTAGCTAATGGGTCTGTACAACCAAACCCTAGATATGTACAACTTCCATCATCTATTAAAGCTTCAGGATTATAATTTTCAGCATTAGAATCTGTGCACCCATAAGAACTTTCTGGAAATGTGTATGTACAACTTTCATCACATTCTGAGGTGTTTTGGTATCCTACATTAATACATTCTGGGTAGGATGGACAGAGTCGATTTCCACCTAAATTTAAATAAGTTAAATTTGTCAAATTACATATCTCTGATGGTATACATCCAGTGAGTCGATTACTTTCTAAATTTAAAGAAGTTAAATTTGTTAGGTTTCCGATTGATGCGGGTATCTCTCCTGACATTCCCCAACTACCATAACTATTTATCCTTAACCAAGTTAAATTCGTCAGGTTTCCTATTTCAACAGGTATCTCACCTGTGAAACTATTGCCATGTGATGAGTCACCATCTCCATCTGCTAAATCTAACCTTTCTAAATTTGTAAGATTTCCTATACTTGATGGTATCTCACCTGAAAGGTTATTACCATATAAACGTAACTGTATTAAATTCGTCAGGTTTCCTATACTTGAAGGTATCTCTCCTGTGAGATCATTATATCCTAAATGTAAATAAGTTAAATTTGTCAAATATCCAATCTCTGGAGGTATTGCACCTGTTAGTCCACTGTTAACTAAATTTAACTCTGTGGTCTCCTCAATATTATAACACTCACCCCATAACTCAACTTCTGTTTGTTCGTTACAGAGGGATGGTTCTGGTGGTTCTAGTTCTTCACAATTGGAGGTGTTTTGATACCCCAATTCACCCACACTTAAACAATCTGGATAAGGTGGACAGAGTCTGTTGTAACTTACGTCAACATTACTAATATTACATATTTCTTCAGGAATAAATCCTGATAGTTGATTCTGAGATAAATACAACTCTTCTAAATTTGTGAGGTTTCCTATCTCAACTGGAATCTCACCTGTGAGTTGATTAAAACCTAAAAACAAATATCCTAAATTGGTTAGGTTTCCTATACTTGAGGGTATCTCACCTGTGAGTAGACTACCTCCTAAATTCAAATAAGTTAAATTCGTAAGGTTTCCTATTTCTGGTGGTATTTCTCCGGTGAGGTTACTAAAAGATAAATTCAATTCAGTTGTAGTTTCAATATTATAACACTCACCCCATAACTCAACTTCAGTTTCTTGGTCACATCGTGATATTCTACCTCTTAAATATTCGTCAATCTGTGTAGTGGTTGTGCAACTCAATTTACCATAAGAAACTTTACCACCTTCAACGAATCGATGTTTCGTTCCATCTTCGTGTGATACATTAGCTTTACCAGCAGAACCACAATCAATTATCCAACCATCTGTATAAATAATAATAGGGCTGTGATATAATTCATCTATCAACCTATTTACATGTATTTTTCTTGCTCTATGATTGAACTTGTGCATCGGAAGCGTCACCCTCAAATCCAAAAACTACTTTTGATGGTGAGTTTACTTTTTTCAGATTTGATATTTTATTTGTTACAACTGAAGCGATATATTCAGGTAGTAAATAAGCTTTCACCATCAAATTGAAATTAGATTTTATAAACCTTTCTGTGTTTTGAGTCATTTCAGAAGCATCAGAAATGGTTTCTAATTTACTCAAAAATTTATTTTCTTCTGAATCACCCCAATATGTATTGTTATGTTCAACAAAATCTTCCACTAATGGATTCATTTGTGAGATAAAGTTTGTCCATATAATAAATTCATAACTAATGTTAACATAATTAGGTGGTGTTGTTACCAAACTTTCTACAATTGGTTTTTTACCTGTTTGAACTGAAAATCTATCGTATTGATTTTTTTTAGACCATTTTGAACTTCTAACTACATCAGAATGTTGTCTTCTTAAATCATGTTCCATACCACCCATAAGTTCATTTCTATCTACACTAACTCGTTTTAACATTATTAATGGTAATTGTAAAACACCATTTTTATCCAATAAAACTCCTCGTTTTCTAGCAGATTTCCATCTTTCTTCATTACCATAAATAACAGGAACTTTGTAAACTTCATTTGCTTCTCTAATAGTTGGTTTAATAACATTCTTGACATGATTAAGTATTGATGTATCAACATCTTGTAGTGTTATTGAATAATTATTAGTTAAATTACCTCCAGGTGTAACAGTTCTTTTATGGTTTCCTGTACGAGCATTCACACCTCGTGTAGAAACATGTTTAGCTCTATTTTGAGTTTCTCTTCTAACTGCTTGTTTGTTTGTTATCGGTTTAACGGACATTTCTTCTTCTCAGTGCTTTTAGTTTATCTTTTTTAGTTTTAACTTTACCTTTAAATTCTTCTGATTTTACTGCATTGGAATCAACTTTTCCAATTGCAATTTCTCTTTGTATATCTACTTCGACTGCTTTTATACCTGTCTGACTTGGTGAATCAAAGTTATCCAACTTATTCATCAACTTACCCATCATCTGTTCCATTTGTAAATTACCATTTGGTTCAGGTGTATAAGTATGTTTTCTTTCACCATATACATCTTCATCATCCATTACATTACCACTTACCTCTTTTTTTGGTTGAGGTTTTTCAATAAAGTTTGGATTTGATGTATCAAACTTCGTAATGGTTTTTCCTATGATTTTTTCAACTGCCATTCTGATTCATCACCTAATATCACCACTAATCCAAGTACAACCTGGCATTTCTATGCACCATGATTGATTAGTATGTGGTGGGGTGGATAATATACTACAATCATGAGTACTGTTATAATATCCTGTACCATCATCAAATTCAATTGGTTCAAATGAAGTTCCTATACATTGTGCTGGTATAGGTCCTGGTTTAGTTCTAGTTCTCCTCATAGGATTTCTACCACCGGTTCTGGTTCTTCTTTGTGATCTTTGTGATGAAGTTCTTCTAGACCTAACATTATTATTCATTCCACCTCCACCATATAACATACCACCAGCCATATTACATGTATCCGATATAATGTTGTCATATGAATTACAACTACAATTTTCATCACATGAAAGATTTTGACCATTACATGTATTTGATATAATACTAGAATATGAATTACAGCTACAATTTCCATCACATGGGAAAGTTTGACCCATTATATTTATACATTGTCCATGACAACTCATACAATTTCCTGTACATTGACCTTTTTGTCTTGGTCTTATTTTTGTTGGGGTATTATCCTCATAACATTCGTGGCAATCACCACAATATGAACCTAATAAAGTATAACACTGACCATTTTGTCCTACTACATAACATTCCGCTCCAAAACAACCAATACAATCTGCTTGTGTGCAATGCATTTAATTCTCCTAAACTATTCTTTGTTCTATTTGTAAACTTGAGTTTCTAATTCTATGTGCTGATGCCTTAATTTGATGTTTAAAATTTTGATGTCCAGCTATTAATTGTGGTTCTGTTATTCCATTCATCTCCCAATAAAAACCATTCCAATCAACTATATCACCAACTTCTGGATGAAAGTTAGCTTCAACTAAAGTTGTTCTATGAAAATACATTTCTATTGTAGCATTAACATCTGTTCCAAATTCATCAAGATTTACTTCTGGTTCATCAAATTGAATCAAACAATTAACTCTAAACCCTTTATCATAATATTTTGTTGTTGATTCACCATATACATTTTCATCAGTACTATCAATTGTTATTTTATAAATATCTACAGTTTGCCCAACAATTTCATCAATTAACTCCTCATTCATTGAATCAATTAAATTAACTTCTTTTTGTGGCACGAAAAATGGTCTATTTGCCATTATATTCTCCTATATCTATCTGGATAATTACAATACATTCTCCAAGTAGAACCATTTGTACTTAGTGTAGCTCTACAACAATGATTATACATACACATTTCTTCATCGTCACCAACTACACCATTTTCAACATCATCTAAATAATTTGACATTTTAGATTTTACAACATTTTCAGAAGCTTTAAGTTTAATTGATAGTTTTTTTATTAATGATAATTTGTTAGTCGCAGTTATCATGAATGTACTTAACGCTTCATCATTGTTAAATCCTTCTTCTCGTGTTTTAACATTGTAATATTTTTTACCTGTTATTGTTCTTGTACCTCTGTGTCTTGACATAATTTATCCTAAATAAATACCTAAAGGTGCTTTGTTTAATACTTGTTGTTGAGCCTCTACCTGTTCTTGTTCTTGTCTTGACTTTTCTGTCAAAGAAACAGAATCTAAAAATTCTTTCAACTCATCTAAAGCTTGTGCTTTCTCTTCTCTTCCTTCCGCTTTCAACGCTTCACCATCCAATGATACTTCACCATTTGGAAGTGGCATCGACGCATACTTACTTCTAATTATTCCCAATAATTCTTTTGATAAGGCTACTGTATATTTTCTTATCCATTGTCTACCCGCAGAGTTTATATCAGAGTATTTAATAAACTTATATGGTGCATTGCTTGGATCTGATACTTTATTATTAGTAGAACTTCTTGTAACATCAGTTCGTTCATTTTTTCTGTAATATTGAAAATAAACTTTATCACCAGCGTCATCTGTTGTTGGCCTTGGGAATATTCTCAACTGATTATTTACTAATTCAAATGAATATGCAGATTTTCTAATCTTATCACTTGTTTCGATGGCGTTAGCTCTCGAAATATCATATGATATAGGTCTTAATATAAATGATATAGCAGGTGATGAATTACCAAATCCCATAGTATCTAATAGTTGTCTTTGTTCATAAGCACCTGCAAATGGGTCATAGAATTTAGATATAGCAGCTGGTCCTTGATTAAATACTCGTTGTATTTCAATTTTACTACTTGTATGTTCATTTGGTATATTAGAATTATTTTGTAAATCATAAACTTGTTGGTCTGCAACTAAAGTAACAGAACCTGAGTGGAGTGTTACATTTCCACCAACATTTACAGCCTGCCCATATTGTTCTGATAAAGTTACAGATAAACCCATGTTAGGTGTTTCAGGTTCATGTGTGCCTGTTTCAGACATATCAGATCCAGTTATTCGAGTACTATTACCATAATGTTCCCACATCCAATTTTTCATATTATAATGATTTATTTGTTGTGAATATTCTGAAACTGCTTCTTCAAATGTCGCATATATTGAACCACTATTAAATTCAAGTTGCATAACAGGATGTCCAAGTTTTCTTGCAACATATTTACACATATTTACACTTTCCGATTGAAATTGTGAATCTGTATCATATATTCCGTATGGTGTAGATCCAGTTACTTGTAAAAATGATGTTGGGTCTTCATATACAAATTGAAATTTATCTGCCATTAAAATTCTCCTAAATGGGTATTATTCTTCATATATAAATATAAAGTAAAACAAAAAAGAGCCACTCAAAATTGAGTGGCTCTTATTTTATTGACTATTAACTAAGTGTTATATGATATTAGATTAAGTTCAAGTCAGAACAATAAATCTTACCATAAAACTCTGGTCTAACCATTTTCTTAGCGTATCTTGTCATTACACCTTTTCTTGGAGTAAAGTCAGATGGATCATATACAAGAGGAGTCATAATCAATGGAACATATGGAGCGTATACCGCACCTGTTTCAAGGAAGTTTGAACCTCTAAATCCAAGTAGTACTATATTTTCTGTAATATATGGATTTTTGTATACTGTGAATCTGCCTGAGATAGCACCTATTTTAGATACACCCATTGCAAATTGCTCTTGATCTCCATCAGTAGAAGCTGCGAATCCTGGAATTGATTCAAGGACTGTTGCAACCTTAGGACCAACTACAACAAAGTTAGCACCACCTCTTAGTGTTAACTGATGTATTGTATTCGATACTTTTTGGATTTTTTCTACTAATGTTTGATACCACTCGAACCTTGTGTATGCTAGTTCAGCACCACCGTTAGCTGAAGTAGTTGTTACAAATTCATTTGCACCTGAATCATATACTTTACCAACTTGAGCTGACCAGTATTCAGTTGTTGTAGCATCTTGGATTAACATATCTAAGATTTCCAAATCAATTTCCATTGAAATGTACTCAGACAACATTGATGTTAACTCAGCTTCAGCGTCTACACTATGGTAAGCGTTTAAATCTTGAGCTAACTCAGGTGTCCAAATAGCTTTTAACTTACGAGTTTTAGCTACGATAGCTGAACTATTAAGTTGTAAGTCAATTTCTGGAATTGATAGGTAATCATTTGTTGCGTTACCTTCTGTATCTTCAAAATCACCTCTTGTTGTTTCAGTAGGTTGTTTTTGATAGAATACATCGTATGAACCATGTGCATTTGCTGCATTTGATGCTGATACTACAATTGTTAAATTACCAGCTGTGTCTACTGTTGTAAATTGTGGTAATACAGTAGCGTTAGCTTTTGTAATATTCCAAGATCTAACTGAAGTTACATCATGATCTGTTGCACCCAATGAACCGGTTACAAACCATAGATATCCAGCTTTACTTGATGATACATCATTATCAAAGTTTAACTGTTTATCTGTAGCTGCTACAGCTGTACCATTGGTGTTACTGAAAGCTACTGATTTTGATGAACCTGATACTGTGTATCCGAATTTACCATTACCATATAAACCACCATCTGGATAAGGTGATGTAGCACCTTCAGGTGAATTAGGACCAGTTTTACCAAATACTGAATCACCTGATGTTGCTGCTCCTCTTGATGTACCATATTTGTAATCAAGATAGAATACAAGACCAGAAGGTAGATTCATTGGTTGAACTGATACTAAATCTTGTGCTACGATGTTGCTAAATATTCTTCGTACTAATGGAAGAGCAACACCAGACCACTCTTCATCGTTACCAGCAGTTGGATTAGTTTGTGATGCTTCTGAAATAAGTTGTTTTGCTTGGTTTTCAAGCATTACAGCCATTCCACTTCTTTCAAAGTCCTTATTCAAACCTTCAAGAAGACCAGTTTTATCCCACTTGTTTACTAAGTGAGCAGCTTCTTCTCTCTGTTTCTTCATAGGACTCGCGTCTAATAATGCGTTTTTTACATAATCACTCATGATTATTTTCTCCTAAATTATCCGTTTATTAAACCAGCTAATTTTTTGAACCTGTTAGCAACTTCAGTTTCCTCAGAAATCACTTTTGATGATTCTTTAGAAGGCTTAGTTGAACTAACTGGTGCACTAGCTGATTCTTTAATTGATTTTCTATTAATTGTACTATTATCACCAAACTGCTCTGCAAGAGTAGAGTAAACAAGTTTAATCTCTCTTGTTGTTTGTGCTCTATCAAAAGTTTCGACCACTTTTAATTTTTGACTGTTATCAAGCACATACTCTTTAAATAGTTTATTTGTAAATAATAGCTTAGCGTTTAAAATATTAACCTCGTGAAGTTTGTTTTTCAAGAAAGTAACTGCCTCTTTATATTCTTTCAATTCAGATTGAACTTCTTTTAGTTTAGCACCTTTACCGATTCCAGATGATACATCTGTGTTTCCACGATTGTTGTCACCTTTACCGATATCAGATGATTTATCAACTTCATCAAGTTCTTCTTCATCGTCATCTTTTTCTTCAAGAGTAGCTTCATCTATCTCATACTCTTCTTCAACAGGTTCTTCAGATTCTTCAACGGCATCTTCTTCGGATTCTTTCATCCCTCTACCTTCTTCAGCTTCGTCATCATCTTCATCTTCACCTTCAGAAAGTTCAGCTTCAAGTTCTCTAATGACAGCTTCTAGATCAAGTCCTTCTTCTTCAACTTCATCTTCGTCATCTTCTTCCATGTCACCACGACCTTCTTCTGCTTCATCGTCATGCATTCCCTCTTCTGCTTCATCGTCATGCATTCCTTCTTCTGCTTCTTCATCATCGTGAGCACCTGCACTTAATCTACCTTCTTCAGCTTCATCATCTTCATCTTCATCTTCAAATACAGGATCTGATTCTTCAATTTCATCTTCTTTTAACTTAGCTGATAACATAGATTTAAGTTGAGGTGTGAAAGCCTCTTCAAGAGCCATTTTAGCGTTTTGTAAAGCTGTTTCACGAACTGCTTTTGCATCCGCGATAGCTTCTTTTAATAAATCACTCATTGCGATTCTCCTCAATATTATGTTATTTTGGAATAAGTTTATTAGGAAACTTAATAAATGTTAAGTTATATTTAGACACCGTATAGATAGGACGGTGTATTAGGTATGTCATATATAAGTATATAGTTTATAAAAAAATCACAATATTTTTTTCTTTATATTAAGTTTTTTATAATCTTCTTTTAATAAATTATCATACCACTTTGTTTTTTGAAGTTTTTCTTGAGCTTTATTTAAATCTTCTCGTGTGGCTAAATTATATAACATACATGGAGCTTGTTTTCGTGTGTCCACACCTGTTATATTGAAATCTTCGAATGGTGAAAATAATAATATTTTGATATCACCCATACCATTTTCTCTTAATTGTTCATTTAAAAATTTTTGATATGGTTTTCTTTTTATCGTTTTTAAATCATCACCAACATGTAACACTAATCCTGTTTTAAATCTGGATTCTTTCCATTCTTTTACTATGTCCACCAATGATTTATCCATAGATGAATTGTAAACAATAAATTGAATATTGTCAGTATGTAAATCTCCTTGTATAAAAGGACATATTGGCATATTATTAAAATTTGGATGTGGTGTTTGTAAAAAATCCAAATATTCAAACAATTTATTGATTATTTTTGTATGGGTGTTAATAACTTTTTTTTGTTTTTTCTTGTTGGTATTTATTTCTTAATTTAGCTAAGTTTCTTTTTTCTCTTTTAATCTTAGATGGTTTTTCGTAATAAGCTTTTTTTCTTAACTCCATCATCAAGTTACTTTCTTTAACTTTCTTTTTCAGTATTCTTAAAGCTCCATCTACATTATTGTTAAAAACCTTTACTGATAACCCTATTGAATCGTCTTTAGGTTTTCTTTTCCTAAAGTTCTTTCTT